ATGGTGAGGAGCACAAGGAGATCTACGAGACTGAGACCTCCGAGCGTTCCTTTGAAGAAGAGACGAAGCTGAGCGGGTTCTCCGCTGCCCCGGTCAAGCCCGAGGGTCAGGCCATTGCGTACGATAATGCGCAGGAAGCTTGGACGGCTCGTTACAACCACGAGACGATTGCTCTCGGCTTCTCCATCACGGAAGAGGCTGTTGAGGACAATCTGTACGACTCGCTCAGCAAGCGCTACACCAAGGGCCTTGCCCGCGCTATGGCGTACACGAAGCAGGTCAAGGCTGCTTCGGTCCTGAACAACGCTTTTGCTGCCGGTGTGACCGGTGGTGACGGCGTGTCGCTCTGCAATGCGAACCATCCGCTCGTTTCGGGCGGCGTCAACAGCAACCGTCTGACCGCTTCGGACCTCAACGAGACTTCGCTTGAGGCTGCAGTGATCCAGATCGCTGGTTGGACTGACGAACGTGGTCTGCTCATTGCGGCGAAGCCGCGTAAGCTCATCGTGCCCCCGTCCTTGATGTTCGTCGCCAAGCGGCTTCTTGACACGGAGCTCCGTGTTTCGACTGCTGATAACGACATCAACGCCCTCAAGGCGATGGGCTCGATCCCGGAAGGCTATACGGTCAACCACTACTTGACCGACACGAACGGCTGGTTCCTCCGAACCGATGTTCCGAATGGCCTGAAGCACTTCGTCCGTTCGCCGCTGGCGAATTCCATGGATGGAGACTTCGACACGGGGAACGTCCGTTACAAGAGCCGCGAGCGTTACAGCTTCGGCTGGAGTGACCCGCTCGGCATCTTCGGTTCGCCGGGTTCGTCCTGATAAATCAGTAACTTACGCTGATTGGGAGGGGGGCTTCGGCCCCCCTTCTTTTTGTCTTGCGCTTTAAGTTCGGTTTAAGTATCGTTACCTGTATCGTAACTCACAGGTGGCTGATGGACACTTCAACCCTGCCTAAGTCTCGCGCCGAAGCCAAGGCTACGGGGGCTAAGCATTACTTCACTGGAGAGCCGTGTAAGCACGGCCATGTCGCCCCCCGCAAGACGAAGGGGGCCTGCACTGAATGCTTAAGGGTTGACTTGGAGAAAAGAAACGTAACCCGTGCGGAGTACTTTAAGCAGTACAACCAGTCCGAAATAGCCAAACAAGCTAAGCGGGAGTACTACGAGAAAAACCGTGGTGCAATAATTGCTCGGGCGCAGGCCCGGCCTTTATCGGAAAAAAGGAAATACCAGAAGGCGTGGAAAGACCGTAATCAACTCTGGGTCCGTGCCGACACCAAAGCCCGGCGGCGCAAACACCGCATAGCGACCCCCAAGTGGCTTACTCGTAGGCAAAAGAGCGAAATCCGGCAGCTTTACCAGATCGCCATGACGATGACCAAGACCACCGGGGAGCAGTACGTTGTGGATCACATCGTCCCCCTACGCTCTGAATTTGTATGCGGTCTCCACGTCCCTTGGAACCTGCGGGTCATCACCCGCGAGGAAAACCTCGCCAAGTCAAATCAGCTTGTTGACACCCTTTCTGATTGAGCGTATACAGAACCTTCGGGAAAAATTCGCTTATCAGACAGCCCCGACTGACGACATGCAGACTGATAAGCACCGTTATTACTCGCATGTGAGGAGATATATACATGGGTACGACTACATTTTCTGGCCCGGTTGTTTCGCAGAACGGCTTCGTTGGCGATTTCACCGGTAACATCACGGGCAATGTCACGGGCAATGTCACGGGCAATGTCACGGGCGATGTCTTCGCTTCGGTTCAGTCCCTCTCGGGCGCTGGTGCGGTCAACGTGACCGATATGTTCACCTCGCTCACCACGACTGGCGCGGCTCAGGCCCTGACGCTTGCCAACGGCACGGTGGGGCAGATGAAAATCATCGCTCACGCGGTTGATGGTGGTTCGGCGGTGCTCACCCCGACCACGAAGATCGGCTTCACTACGATCACGTTCACGAACGTTGGTGACGCGGCTACGCTGGTCTACACTTCGGCTGGCTGGGCTATCGTGGGCATCAGTGGTGCGGTTGCTGCTTAATAGGAGCCTTACATGGCTATGCAAACAGACGTCTTATCCGCCCATGTAGACGCTACGGGTACGATGGTGACTGGGCGTAACCGGCTTAAAGGTTATCAGTGTGTCTCTGGCGGAACAGCTGGAGAGATCATTTTCCGTGATGACGGCGCGACCGGCACTGTACGGCTGCGTTTTAACATCGGCACCGGCACTCAACCGATTGGGTTACTTATCCCCGGCGAAGGCATTTTGTTTTACACGGATATTCACGTCACCCTCCCAGCATCGGCAAAAGCCACGATCTTCTATGGCTAAGTCTCCTGCTTGGCAGCGCAAGGAAGGGAAGAACCCGGCTGGCGGCTTGAATGCCAAAGGCCGGGCTTCCTACAACAAGGCCAATCCGGGTAAGCCGGGTCTGAAGCGTCCTCAGCCTGAAGGCGGTGCTCGTAAGAAATCGTTCTGTGCTCGCATGTCGGGCATGAAGAAAAAGCTTACGAGTGCCAAGACAGCGAATGACCCAAACAGCCGGATCAACAAGTCGCTCAGGGCGTGGAAGTGCTGAGATGGACATCCTGATCTGGAACATAGCCCTGACTGCCGTACTTGCTTTTATCGGGTACGTGATGAAAGAGAAGTCTGACGAGATCCATCGTATTGGGATCTTGCTCAACAAGACCCGTGAAGAAGTTGCGCGGGACCACATCACCCGCGTTGAAGTTCGGGCTGACTCGCAGATGCTCTTGGACCGGCTTGACCGTCTTGAGCAGAAAATCGACCGACTGATGGAGCAGCACCGTGCCCAGTAAGTCAAAAGCGCAACATAATCTGATGGCTATGGTTGCTAATAATCCAAAAGCAGCTAAACGCCTTAACATCCCTCAATCTGTAGGACAAGAATACATGAAAGCTGATAAGCGTAAAAAGTTTGCGATGGGTGGCCCTACTAGCTATTCCGGAGAGGAAGACTCTGAGCAAGGCCTCAAGATGTCCACCCGCAGGGGCGTTGCCAAAGCTGATGATAGCGCTGCTAAGGGTGGCTCTAGCTTTAACGAAGCTTTCCGCGCTGCACGCAAGGACGGCCTTAAGACGTTCAAGTGGCGCGGCGGCACCTACGGCACCGAGTTGGCTAGCGAGTCCAAAAAGCCGAGCAAGGCTGCTTCTGCTACTTCCATTCCTAAGGCTGCTCCCGCCGCCGCTCCTAAAGCCGAAGCTCCTAAAGCCGAAGCTCCCGTTCGTCGTGCCACTGCTGTTCGCGGTCGTGGCGCTCCGGGTACCCGAGAGATTGATAAGCAATACGCTGAGAATCGTCGGGGTTCTTACCTTGACCGTATCAATCCTTTTAGTGGAGCTAAGCTCAACGATCTTTTCGGTATGCGAGAGCAAGAGAAGATCATGCGCGACATGGGCGTAGATCGTACGGAAGCCCGTAGGCGGCTTAAAGCGCTTGAAGAAGCACAAGAGAGCGAGGGTATGCGCCGTGGTGGCAAGGTTAAGCGCTACGCTTCTGGCGGCTCTGTGTCCTCTGCGTCTAAGCGTGCTGATGGTTGTGCTACCAAGGGCAAAACCCGTGGTAAATTCATCTAATTAGGAGTAAGTCGAAATGAAGATGAAAATGAAAGGTATGGCTGACAAAGCCGGTCGCGCCATGAAGCGTCGTACGCCGGACACGATGGGTCGTGCGATGGTCAAGGGCTACAAGGAAGGCGGCGCGGTCTACCGCAAGGGTGCCGATGGCATCACTGCTAAGGGCAAGACCAAGGGCAAGATGGTCAAGATGGCTCATGGCGGTAAGTGCTAATGGCGAGTGCGAAACGACTCCCTAACGAGGCTATGCCTCCGCCGGATAGCGAAGATCGGCGGGAGTTTTTGGCGGCTCAGCGTCGTGCTCAAAAAGAGGCTGATGCGGCTGCTGCTGAGCGCCGTCGTCGGGCTGCGTCTCGTGAGGCTGCTTCGTCCGATGCGAAGTTGGAGCAGGCTGCTAAAGATAAGGAGCAAGCGATGAAAGATAAGCAGATGCGTGAGGCCGCTGAGCGTGCAAAGCGCCAACCGATGTTTAAGCGCGGTGGACGGGTCAAGAAGTACGCGGGCGGCGGTTCGGCTACTTTTACTGCGCGAGACAAACAAACTCCTGACTACTCTACTTTTGGAGCGATGTCTGTTACTGAGGATGGGGAACCAACTCATACCTACAAACTTGATAAAGATGGCAAGCCATACCGCTCAGGCTCTAGTCGGAGCACTTCAGATTCCCCTCGGGTAACTAGAATTACGGCACTTAATAAAGATGGCAAGCCACCCCGCAACGCGCTAAGTGGGCTTACTGATAAAGAGATTGATAAACTTTTTGAATCCGGTGATTTTCGTGTCGGTTCCGGCGGAGTACCCAAGAGACCTACTGAAGCCCAACTTGATGCCGTCCGCGAGAAGCGTGGCGGCTCTGTCAAGAAGTACGCTTCCGGCGGCTCCGTCTCGTCTGCGTCCAAGCGGGCTGATGGCTGCGCTACCAAGGGCAAGACTCGCGGGAAGTTCGTCTGATGATGCCGTCGCGTGGTATGGGTGTTATGGCTCCTAGCAAGATCCCTCGTGCTAAGCGACGTGGGGACGACAAGCCCGTCAAGACTTTCAAGAAGGGCGGCGAGAGCAAGGTCAACGAGGCTGGGAACTACACCAAGCCCGGCATGCGTGAGAGCCTGTTCAAGTCGATCAAGTCTCGGGCTGTGCAGGGTACCAAGGCAGGTCAGTGGAGCGCCCGCAAGGCGCAGTTGCTTGCCAAGAGTTATAAGGCCAAGGGTGGCGGGTACAGAGACTAATATGAAAGCCCCACAGCAGTCGCTTAAGGCGTGGACTCAGCAGAAATGGAGAACCAAAAGTGGTAAACGATCTTCTGACACGGGTGAAAGATATCTTCCGGAATCTGCGATCAATGCTCTCAGCCCCTCCGAGTACGCCCGAACCACCGCCGCCAAGCGTAAAGGCAAAGCCCAAGGCAAGCAGTTCGTCCGGCAACCCAAGGGCGTTGCTGCTAAAACGCGCAGCTTCCGCCAAGCGGGTAAAGGGTAAGAAGTAATGGCCGACAAGACTACAGCCACAACCGACTTCAATCTCGACCTCAACACCATCGTGGAAGAGGCTTTCGAGCGTTGTGGTGCGGAACTTCGTAGCGGTTACGACCTGCGTACGGCTAAGCGTAGTCTGTCCCTGTTGCTCATGGACTGGTCCAACCGGGGCATCAATTTGTGGACGCTTGAGCAGGGCACGCATGCCTTGACCTACAACGTCGGGACCTATGACCTCCCTGCCGACACGGTGGACTTGCTCGACCATGTGATCCGGACGGGC